ATATAGATATGGACGCAGGAGTGACAACCACAACACACACCCCGGACAATCTGCTGGGCGGCTCCGCCCCGCCTTCGGTGACGGAGACTGTGACAATATTCAGCGGTGAGGGCGCGCTTTCGCGTGGCCAACTGCTGGGCAAGATAGACCGCGCCGCCGGGGCCCCGGACGGCACGGGCAATACAGGTAACGGCACGATGACTGCCGTATCCCTGGGGCTGGCCGCCAGGAAGGGGACATACGTCGTCGAGTGTATCGCCGCCGCGGCGGACAGCGGTACATTCAAGGTGGTGGATCCGGAAGGATACGCCATCGACGCCCAGGCCACGGTGGGCGCGGCTTTCACCAGCGGCCACCTGAACTTCACCATCAACGACGGCGCCACGGACTTCATCGTGGGCGACAAGTTCACCATAGAGGTGGGCGCAGGATCCGGCAAATACCGCGCCTATAGTGCGGCCAGCACAGACGGAAGCCAGAGGCCGGTGGCCATCCTGGCCGCCGATGTGGACGCCACCGCCGCCGACAAGGTTGCCAGTGTATACCTGGCGGGCTGTTTTAACGCGGCGTCTGTCACCGGATACGCCGCCGTTTTAAAATCCGCCCTGCGCCAGCTGGGCATATACATCAAACCCATAAGTTAAGGAGACCGATAGATGCCCGATATCCTGGAGACCAAAACCCTGCTCGCCGCCATAGAGCAGATCCCCTCGGCGGAGACTTTTTTGCGCGACAAGTTTTTCCCCGGCAAGCAGACCCACGACACTCGGATAGTGGAGGTGGACATAGTAAAAGCCGGGCGCAAGCAGGCGCCCTACGTGAGCCCCGTCCGGGAGGGGATCGTAATAACGAAACAGGGAATTACCACCCAGAACATCACCATGCCCTATATCAAGTTCAAATACGATATCTCCGGTGTGGAAGCGCTCAAGCGGCAGCCGGGGGAGAATCCGTTTAACGCCCGCACCCCCGCCGAACGCGCTCAGGAAATTCTGGGCAAGCGGCTGCTGGCAGGGAAGCGGGACATAGCCCGCGCCATCGAGCTGCAGGCGGCCCAGGCCCTGGCCACCGGCAAGGTTACCCTCACCGGCGTGGATGAGGGTGATATCCCCTTTTCCGTGGAAGTGGATTTTGGGCGGGACGCGGCGCTGTCCATCGCCCATTCCGCTCCAGACTATTGGACCGCAGCGGACACCAATCCCCTGGACGGCTTGCGCGCAAGCGCAAGGCTGGTGTTCCAAAAATCGGGATTCAACCCCACCACGGTTGTGATGGGGGACGACGCCCTGACCGCATTTTTAAATAACGCCAGCGTAAAATCGATCATGGACACCCGCCGGTTCAACCGGGGGGAGATCAGCATGGCGCCCTACGACGGCCAGGGCGTGCGCTACGTGGGCACGTTCGATGGATTCGACGCGTACCACTACAGCGAGTGGTATGTGGACAGCGCCGGAGCAGAGAAGCCGATGGTTGCGGCCAACGGCGTGATCCTGGGCTACTCCGGCCCCACTCGCAACACTGTGCATTACGGGGCCATTGTTGATCTGGAGGCAGGCGGCGGAAACGTTGAGAGGGAAATATTCCCAAAAACCTGGTTGCAAAAGGATCCTTCCGTGCAGTGGCTGCTGATGCAATCCAGCCCGCTGGCCACATTGCATATCCCGGACGCTATTGCGTACCTAACCCCGGTGGCGTAAGGAGGAATTATGGCTAACGACAGCAGGACTGTGACCGTCATCGCAGTTGGCTCCATCCGGGCCGGGGGGAAGCTCCATCCCCCCGGCTCCTCCATCACCCTGCCGCGCAAGGAAGCGGACAGGCTGCTGGCCCTGGGCGCGGCCACAAGTGGCGCGGCGGTGGCGGCTGAGGAGAAGAAGTAATGGCGGTCCAGATAATGGGCCACGATTCGGACGACGGCAGGTATCACCATGCGGAGACCGTGGCCGACGGCGCCACTTCCGATCCTGTGTTGATGCCCTCGATCCAGAACCACGACCCTTACGCAAAGCCGGTGACGCTGTATATCAGCCCGGCGGGCGGCGGGTCCGCCAGGATAGAAACGACTCTCTCCACAAGGGCGCTGGTGGAGGCGGGAGCAGCGGTCTGGTTTGCCTGGTCCGCTGGTTCCGTATCTGTCCCCACGTCCCAGCTGCTGCAGGGGCCAGTCACGGCGCTGCGTTGTGTGTCTGTATCCGGGGCCGCGTTCTGGAGCGCGCTGCGATGACCGGCCCGCTGTTCGTTCCCCTATGCCGCCCCCTGTTCGCCCCGCTGTGGGGCTCCGCGTCGGGATATCTGGCGCTCACAGAGGGCGGATATTTGTTACTGCAAGATGGAGGTAACATTGCATTGCATTAATATGGTTCCGGGCTTGACCCGGCGCCTGTTCGCGGGCGGTTCACGATTGGCCCAGCTGCTCCTGCTGCTGGCGCTGGTTGTTTTTGCGTCCAGCCCACGGCCGATCCAGGCGGACACATCCCTGGACCTGCTGCCGGCCATCACCACTCCGGCGGGGACGGACCTCTATTATTGCGTCCAGTCCGCCACCGACTACAACTGCACCCTCGATCAGATCCGCGCCTGGCTCTCCACCGGATCCTTCACCACGCTCTCCACCACCGGCAATGTGGGGGTGGGCTTGACGGGTCCACTGAACCGCCTGGACGTGGAAGGGGCCGCCGTCATCGGCGCCACTTACTCAGGCTCCCAGACCGCCCCTGCCAACGGCCTGTTGGTGGAGGGGAATGTATCGTTCGGTAGCGCCGCCCCTTCCACTGCGAATCATGTCTCTATTTCTGATGTGGGAGTGGAAGCGCAGGCGGCGGCGTTATATGCAGGTCAGTCAACAGCCAATTATAACGCGACAATGGGATTGTCGTTTGTTCACACAGATGTCAATACCGATGGTGGCGCATACAACAAGTATGGCGTTGTGGGGTTGATTCAGAACGCCAGCGGCGGCGCCGTGGCTACGACCGGATCATACACCGCCGCCAGGCTTGAGGCATACAGCAGAAGCGCCAGCGGGACGGTGGCGAGTCTCAGGGGTGTTTATACAATCACCGGGACGTCGGGCGCGGCGGCTGGAACTGTTACCTCCGCCTATGGCGGGTATTTCCAGGGCGTGCGCGTTGGCGGATCCACCATTGGAACAGCCTACGGGCTTTATGTGACCGGGCTGGACGCCACAAACGTGTATGGACTAAGGATCCTCTCCTCCACATGCGTCACCAATTGTTTCGATATATACGCTGAGAATGCCGGGTCCAATAATTACCTGGCGGGGAATACAGGTCTGGGCACCACCGCCCCTACTGAAAAACTGGACGTGAACGCGGACACGATCCGCCTGCGCACAGCCCGCACTCCCGCTTCCTCCACCGAGGCCTGCGCCGCAGGAGAGATCGCCTGGGATTCAGGATTCATCTACGTATGCATCGCCGCAAACACATGGAGGAGGGCGACTCTCGCCGCCTGGTAACCGAAAGGAAATAACATGAAAAGAATTCCACTGCTTCTGGCCTTCATCTTATTGATCACGGCTCTCTCCCTCCCTGGCGGCCAAGGGAAGGGGGGCTGCGGCCCCATCTTTGGCAAGCTCGCTTATGCCCAGGCCGGGCCGGATCATGACGCCATCCTGGCGGCGCTCATCGGCATGAAACAGGACATCAACCAGATGATCGCCCTGGTGAACCGGCACAAGGCCGCCAAGGTCGACGTGGGGGCGGAGACTGTCTCTCTCTCCGCCGGGCAGATGACTCAGATATTGACCAGCTACAACACGCTGAAAGCCAGTCTGGTCGCCAAATATCAGCAATTGCCGTGAGCTATATAACCCTGCAGGATCTGCAGACGCGCTACGGCGCGGACGAGATATCCCGCCTTGCAGACCGGGATGGAGACTCCATCCCGGACGCGGACGTGATAGCCACCGCCATAGGGGACGCGGGCGAGGTTGTCGATTCATACCTGTCCAGCCGATTCGCTTTGCCGCTGGCCCAGGTCCCCGTTGTTATCGTGCGCCTGGCCTGCGCCATCACCCGGTACCACCTGTACGACGATAAACCCAGTGACCATGTGACCCGGGAGTATAGCGGGGCGTTGCAAACCCTGCAAAAAATCGCCGATGGCGATATTCGTCTGGGCATTGATGGCGCGGCGCTGGATGGCGCCACGGGCGAGCCGGACAGCGCGACGGGGACAACGCGATTCGATGATTTAACGGGGTATTAAATGCCGATACAAATAGAGATAAAACACGAGGCGGCCACGGCGGCGTTGGAGAGAATGGCGGCGGCGGGGAAGGATCTGCGTCCGGCGCTGGAGAGCGTGGGGGCGGTGGGTAAGGCTCGGATCAGCCTGTGCTTCAGGCAGGGCAAGGACCCTTATGGCGACTCGTGGCCAGAACTCAAAAGCCGGGAAGGCCAACCCCTGCGCAAATCCGGCCGCCTCCAGCGCTCCTATACATACAACGTCACAAAAGATGGTGTTGTGTGGGGCAGCAACGCGCGCCATGCCGCGATACATCATTTCGGTGGGGATATCGAGGCCCGCGAAGCATATAGCATAAAAAAAATCAGGGCGAAAAAAGGGAAGGTGTTCCCCATAAAGCTGCCCAACGGAGCCGTGATATTCCGCAAGGAGTTCCGTCGGCGGCACACTCTGGCGTTCAAAATCGGCAAGCGGTGGGTGTACGCCATGAAGGTCACCATCCCCGCGCGGCCCGCCCTGCCGGACGCGGACCGGGGCCTGCCGGAGAGCTGGGCGAAGGCGATAGACAAAATCCTGGAGCGCCACGCGGGAGGGGGCGATGCCTGACAGCTATTACACGGCGGAAGCGGCGATTATATCGCGGATACATGCCCAGGCGCCGCAGGTAAAAACCGTGACGGGAATCCATCAGGAGACAAAGGCGGACTCCGCCACCGGCCCCCTGCCGGCGGTGGTGGTGAGCTGCGGCGGGCACGAGCCGAAAGGCCACGCGGGAATTCGCGCGCTGGTCAGCCAGCGGTGGGAGATCACCCTGGTGGTGGCGGCCCCCAACGACAGGAGCGGAGCGAAAGCCCGCGCCGAGGCGGGCCCGCTGATAATCGCGGTCATCCGCGCCCTGGCCGGATGGCGCCCCGTCACCGGGTGTTCCGGTATGGCCCTGGAGGCTGGCGGGTGGGAGGAATACACGGAAAACATGGCGCTGTTTGGATTCGCCAT